ATGGTGCAACATCTATAACTGCACCATCTGATGAAAGATACAAAGAAGAGATTACAACATCTACAGCAGGATTATCTTTTATAAATGATTTAAGACCAGTAACATTTAAATGGAAAAAAGAAAAAGATATACCATCTGACCATAAATCATATGTTGCTGATTCTGATGAAAGAGTTATGGGCAGAGGTGATAAAGTACAACATGGATTTATTGCACAAGAAGTAAAAGCAGTAATAGATAAACATTCTGAAATCAAAGATGGTTTTGAGATGTGGCAAATAGAGGGCAAAGAAGATGGAGATGGTAGACAAAGACTAGCACCATCAGAGTTAATACCTATGCTTGTAAAAGCTGTACAAGAATTATCAGCAGAAGTAGAAAAACTTAAAGGAGAATAGTGTGTCAAGAACAGCAGAAGAAATAGCACAAGCACATAAGGCTTGTTTAGATGGAGCAGATACAATCAATGTTGTAATTGCTACACATGCAAAAGGCAGTGATGCAACAGTAGATGACTTTGGGCATGACATGACACATGACGAAAAGAAAGCAAGAGTAAGACGTAGTGTTGGGTATCTCAAATATCAAAAAGCATTGACTGATTGGGATAAAGAAGATTTTACAGTTATAGATAAAGCTATAGCCGATGCAGACACATTTACAGGAGACTAATGTGACAGAACAAGCACAAGTCGTTACCATTGATGGCAAAGAGTACAAACAAGAAGATTTAACTCAGGAGCAGATAAGGCTATTCAATAAAACAAGCAAGTGGCAAGGAGAAGCACACAGATTAAAAGATGCTTTTGAAGATGCCAACAAGTTACATCAGTCATATTTGTTTGATTTAAAAACATCACTAAATAACTCTAAGGACAAATAATGGCATTTGATGCTACTTTCATTTGGAACATAATCATTACACTTATCATCATGCCATTTGCCTGGGCATTTAATAAGATGTTTGCAGAGGTCAAACGTCTACAGATATTACTAAATAAGACAAGAGAAGAGTACGCATCTAAAGAAGATCTGCGTGATACATCTACTAGGATTATCGAAACATTACACAGACTAGAAGATAAGTTAGACAAGGTACTAACAAATGGTAGTCGCTGAGGTCTTAACAGGTATTGCATTACTAAAGTCAGCTACATCAGCAATCAAAGATGCTATAGATACTGGTAAAGAAGCTACTGGTATTATGAAACTGGTGCATCAATGCTTTGCAGCAGAACAACAAATCCAAAAGCAAAAAAGTCATACAGTTGGTGTGAAAGATCAGCTTGGTATGGATAATATTGTTCAGCAACAAATAGATATGAAACTTGCAGAGGAGATGAT